GCGCTCAAGCGCGTCCAACCAATCAAGGAGACCTGATGGCAATCACGAACGGCTACACGACAGGGAGCGCAGTCAAGCAGGCCCTCGGCATCATTGACGCAACCTCCGACGGCGAGTTGGAACTCGTCATTGAGTCCGTCAGCCGCCTGATTGACGATTACTGCGGACGCTTCTTCTATCAGTCCGCCGCGTCCACCGCCTTCTATACGGCGCAGGACTACCTCGTGCAGCCGATTGACGACTTCGCCTCCGTCTCGGCGATTACGACCGATGGCGATGCTAACGGCACCTACAGCACCTCGTGGGTCATCAACACGGACTGCGCGCTCGCGCCATTCAACGCACCCGCCACTGGACGACCGTTCACCGAAGTCATCGCACTCACCGAAGGCGCGAACACCTTCCCTGTGGAGATAGTGAAGGCGGTCAAGATCGTCGGCACACGCGGCTGGCCTTCCGTGCCGCGACCCGTTGAGATGAGTTGCATCATTCAGAGCGGGCGTATCTTCAACCGCCGCAACACGCCATTCGGAATCGCAGGATCGCCGGAAGTGGGTCAGATGCGCCTGCTTGCACGGCTTGACCCTGATGTGGAGCAGATGCTGCGCGCCTACCGCGTCGCAGCCCAGGCGGTCTAAATGGCGCTGGACACCTACGCCATCGGCACCGCGCTCGCTGCGCGGTTCTCTGCCGCCAATACAACGCCTCCAGCGGGCTACGACGAGGTGCGCTTGGCGACCGCCAACCCGCCTGATATGATCTCCGTGTTTCCGTCCGTGGTGGTCTTTCCCCCTTCCACCACGGCGGAATACGGCCCCAATCGCCTCGTGCGACAGATTCACCGCTTCCCCGTGCGCTTCTATGTGGCAAAGGGGATGGGCACGGATCGCGCAGTCAAGGCGCTCTACGCGTGGCGGGATGTGCTCGTGGAAGGCGTCGTCAGCGATATGCAACTCGGTTTGCCAAATGTCGTGGTGAAGGCACTCGTGCCTGACATCCGTATGGGAGAATCCGAGTACGGCGGCGAGATGTTCGCCGTGATTGAAATGCAGGTGGAAGTGACAACCCGAGAAGTCTTGGCGAGCATCGCCCCGTAATGGCACAGACATCCTTTAGCCTCAAGTACGAGACCGAGTTCACTGAACGCTACGCCTCGCAGTTCTACGAAGGGCCTGTGAACAGTCTGCTTGAGGAGATGCGCGATGCCGCTGGTAAGGCGATGCGCGGCGTTATTCAACAGTTCTACATCACGCAGGGCGTCGGACGAAAGACCGGCAACCTCTACAAGTCCATCAACGCGAAGAAGATTCGCAGGCAGCCTGGCACCATCGGCGTCATCGCGGCGGCAATGGGCAAAGGCAGCAATCACCGCCACCTGATTGAGTACGGCACAAAGGGCCACCTGATCAGACCGCGCGGGCAGAACCTCCTGAAGATCGGTCTGGGCTATGCCCAACTGGTTGAGCACGCTGGCGCGCAGGCCAAGCCGTTCGTCACGCCGTCCACGGGCACGGCACAGGAAGCAGGTCAGCAGGCGGCTGACGCAGTTCTAGGAAAATACATTGAGCGGGCAAACGCCCTGTCCTCAGTAGAAGCAGCATAAGGAGAACACAATGGCAGTCAACCAGTTATTGAAACTCGTGGGAGCGCTTGAATCAACGGCTGGTTCCGCTGCCACCGCAACTCGCGTCCTCTACGCGAATGAGGCAACTCCTTCACAGGAAGTCACGAGCATCGCTAACACGACGCTTCGCGGCACCTACTTTGAGGCGTATGAGATCAACCCTGGCGTTGAGCGCAACGGCTTGAACATCGCAGGGCCTGTCCTCTACAGCCAGATTCCGTTCTGGCTTGAGAGCAGCGTCAAGGGCGGCGTCACGCCTTCCGGCACCGTCGCGCCATACACCTGGACTTACAGCCCGAACAGCGGCACGGCGAACGCGCCGAAGACCTTCACGGCTGAGTGGGGCTGGGCAGACGGCGGCACGGTTGTGCCAACCTACCGTCTCGCTGGCTGCGCCACGGACGAACTGAGCATCTCCTATGTCAAGGACGAGGCGGTCACCTTCACGGCGACAACCATCGCCGCAGGCACGGTCGCGCTCGGAACTGCATACAGCGCCTCACCAAGCGATACCACACAGGTCAGCGTGCTCGGCGTAGACGCAGCCGTGTTCATTGACGCGACGACGATCGGCTCAACCGCCGACACCTCGGTGCAAGAGGCAACCTTCACGCTCACGCGCGGACTCGTCCGACGCGAAGTGCTTGACGGAACCTCGGCAGCCGTGGATACGGTGGCTCCTGTTGCGCGACAGGCGCGACTTGAGATCGTCCGATACTTCACGAACCGCAACGAACTTGATCAGTTCCTGCTCAAGAGCGAGCGAAAGATTCGCATCTTGTCCACAGGGCCAACGCTCGGCGCGGGCACCTATGAGTTCCAGTTGGACTTCTATGGTGTGGCAGACACTCACGAGATCGCGGAAGTTGATGGCGTCATCGTGGCGAACATCACCTATCGTGGCATCGTGGACTCGTCCGCTGCAACGGACTTCTCCATCGTGGTAAAGAACAACCTCGCAACGATTTCCTAAGCAGGACAAGGAGGCAGAATGCTAAAGGCAAAGACGACCAAACTTGAACTGACCGGCGATCTCGCTGGTCACTGGGTTGAAGTTAGAGAGTTTACTTGGGGCGAGATCAAGGCTATCCGCGCCGCAGACTTGAGCGAAGAAGAGAGTATGGACAAGATGCTTGCCCTGATCTCCTCGCACAATCTTGGCGTGGGTAGTCTTGACGACCTCCCGCTCAGCGCGATGACCTTGATTGCGTCTAAGATGCGCGACTGGATTGAGGAACTTACACTCCCAAAAGAGCAGGGCAGCAACTCCGTACAGCCCTCGCCAGAACAGCAATAAACCCCGACGCGAAAGCGCCGGTGCCGCTTGAGTACGCGCTAGACGCGCTGGCTCAGCGGTGGGGCGTCGCGCCGTGGGAACTGGAAGAGGCTCCTGGCGAGTGGGTGCTGCGTGGCTTGGAGTTTATGCGGATTGAATCGTCGGTGACGACGAGAAAGGCGGGCAAGCGTGGCTGAACGAACGACGACACTCGCCTTCATTCTCAAGGACTCCGCCTCTAAGGGGATGCGCGAACTCAATAAAACAGCGCGCACGCTCGGCAAGACAGCGGGCACGCTCAACGCTCCGTTTGCCGCAGCCGCGAAAGGCTTTGCGATTGCGGCAGGCGCAGCCGTCGCCGTGGGCGGCGCGATGTTCGCAGCGGCTAGGGCCGCAGCGGAAGAAGAAGCCTCAATCAAGAGGCTTGATACCGTCCTCCAAGCCAACACTGAGGTCACCGACGAACAGCGTAAGGCGATGGATGCTGCGATTGAATCGCGACAGAACCTTGCCTTTAGCGACGATGCGCTCCGAGATTCGCTCTCGCGCCTTGTGCCACGAACAAAAGATGTCACAAAGGCAATGGAGTTGCAGGCCATTGCAATGGACTTTGCAAGACTCCGCGAGATTGACCTCAAAACTGCAAGCGAAGTTGTTGGCAAAGTCTTTAGCGGCAACACCTCTATCCTCACCAGATACGGCTTCACGCTCAAGAAGGGCGCGACCGCGACTGAAGGGCTTGCAGCAATCCAGGCTGCATCAGCGGGACAGGCAGAGGAATATTCTAAGACTGTCGCTGGTGCACTTGAGGCAATCGGCATCGTCGTTGACAATGTGGTTGATGATGTTGGGCGACCAATCCTTGTCCTACTCGCCGAAATCCTTGTCAACTTTAGAGACAACATCTTGCCTAAAGTCAAAGAGTTTGGTGTTGCTTTTGCTGAGGCATTCGTGCGCGCGATTGAGAACTTGCGACCATTCATCACCACGATGGTCACGCAGGTCTTGCCTGCAATCATCAGCGTCGGCGGTGCCATCATCGGCACGCTCGTCAAGGCGCTGACCGAGGTCGGCAAGTTTATTGGCGACAACGCTGGCCTCGTTTTATCTCTCGTCGCCGCTTACACTGCTTTCACAGTTGCAATCAACCTTGCCGCCGCAGCCGCGCGCGCAAAAGTAGCGGTGATGGCTTTGTTGAACCTATCAGTGCAATCGTTCGGCGGGCCGTTGACTCTCGCCATCGCGCTGATCGCGGCACTCGTGGCTGGACTCGTCGTTGCCTACAACTCAAGCGAAGAGTTCCGCAATGTTGTGAACGCGGTCTTCAGGGCGATCCAGCCGCTGCTCTCGGTTGTGGCTAATCTCGCGCTGTTCATCGGCACGAACATCGTTCGCGCCTTTGGACTCGCGGTCACGGTGGTCAGCGAACTTGCCAAAATCCTCTGGGGTGACGGCAACGGCCCGCTCGCCATCGCGCTCAACGCTATCGGCAAGGTCTTTGACGCTATCACTGCACCGATCCGATTCTTCATCGGACTGGTACAGAGCGCGATTGACATCGTGCGAACCCTGATCAACCTTGCCAACAACCTTCCCTTCGTTGGCGGATTCCTGCCGCGCGGCGGTGCAGGTGGCCCAGCAAGGGAGCGCGGGCGCGCACTCGGCGGCCCTGTCACCGGCGGGCAACAGTATATGGTCGGCGAGCGAGGGCCTGAACTCTTCGTGCCGAATCAGTCAGGCAGCATCGTGCCAAACAACTCCCTCGGCGGGCAGATAAATGTGACCGTGCAGGCGGGTGCCTTCCTCGGATCGTCCGACGATGCCCGCGAGTTCGCTCGTCGCATCTACGGCGCGCTCAATGACGAAGCCAGACGCCGAGGCACGGTACTCGGAGGTGCCCGATGAGCGTAAGTCAGCCAACACTATCCTCTGGCGCGACGACGATCACGCTGCCGTACCCTGTCCGCACGAACGCGGTCAAGTTGGAATACAGCACGGTCGGCGGCAGCCGCCTCACGGTCAACGGCTCCATCCGTTCGTGGTCAGTCGGCTACCGATTCTCCTATTCGCTCGCCTTTGAGTACGAGGATGTCACGACCTACGACGCCCTCGTCGCGCTTTACTGGGCGAATGTCAGCAACCAGACCACCACGACCTTCACTTGGACGGGCGGCCCGTTCACGCCAGCACAGCCTGGGGTCACCGTCCGCATTGACTCAATCAGCGATCTGGTCACCGTCTCGTTGAGGTTGACGCCCGCACAACCTAAGGAGGCATCGTGGCACTGAGCGCAAACCTGATCGCCGCGATTGCCGACAAGCAGCATCGTCCAATCATCAAGTTGGAGATTGACTGGGACGGCGATGGCGTCTTTGACGACGAGACCGGCTATGTGCTTGACGCGGTTGGTATTGAGTCCTTTGACCCAGATACAGGATCGCTCCAGCCAGGCGAGTGCAATATCACGCTGGACAATCTCAATCAGCGCTTCAGCGCGGAGAATGAGAGCAGCCCGATCTACGCCTACCTTCAGGGTGCATTCCTGACCACGAAGGCGAAGGTCAGCCTCGGATACTTCTACAACGGCGCAGCGCAGACCCGCACGCTCGGCACCTACATCGTGCGCTCTGTCGTGCCGCGTGAGCAGGCACGAGTGGCGCAGATGCGCCTGCTTGACATCTCCGCTCGGTTCGCGACCGTGCCGACCTACTACGGCCCTCGTGCCAATGTTTCGCTGGATACGGTATTCACCGCGTTCGCAGACAAGGCGGGGCTTGGCACGGCATCCTACGCAGCCGTCGGCACCGCCTTCGGCACCGCGCAGTTCGCAGCGGCAACCGGCGAGCCGCTGGGCGCTGAACTCGGGTTGCTCGCCATCGCCGAGGGTGGACGCATCTTCGTGGACGAGAACGGCGTGCTCACCTTCAACGACCGCGACACGAATCAGGCTGCGCTCCAAGCGCCGCTCATCACGCTGGACAAAGAGTCCTATCCGTTTGAGATCAGCATCCTCCGCAACACCGAGACGGCGATCAACCGAGCGCTCCTTGAGTACGAGGATCGCGCCTCAGCGGTCAGCGACGAGACGGTCTTTGAGATCACCACGCCGATCACGATCCCAGCCGCAGGCTCTGCCGATGGCTTCTTCGTGCCTGGCGAGATCACCCTAAGCATTGAGGCGCAGGATAAGACGCGCTGGATTGACTACACGCCCGTCACTTGGGCGTCGGTTGGAACGGCTGGGGGCAATAACCCTAGCGCTGCTACGGCGGCCTCTGCGCCCACAGGCGGGACAGCGATCCCGATGGTGCAGGGCGATCCTCCTAGCCTTGTCTCGCTAGACGGCAACCTCTACTACGAACTCACGGTCGGCGGCACGGCAACCGGCGACGGCAACCGCGCCACCGTGACCTTCAAGAACCTCGCAGATACGGCGGCGATCTATGTGACGGGCTTTACCCTGATCGGTAAGCCAGCACGGCTCTCCTCGCTCTACGCGACGCAGGCAGATGACATTGACGGGCAAGAACTGCTCGGCGGTCAGATCCTGCCGCTAAGCCTGAAGAATCCCTATCTGCCGAGCACGGACAAGGCGTACACGCGGGCACTTGACCTGCTCTACTTCCGCAGCGTCCGACGCCTCCGCATCTCGCTGGAGTCTGCTCCGGGCGTGCCGCTCAAGGCGGGCGAAGTATTCGGGGTGCTGGATGCGACCAAGAGCAAGACCTTCTTGCAGCAAGTCGCAACGATCAACTGGAGTTTCAACGCGCAGAGCGGCTACGAGTGCAGCATTGAGGGCTTGCCCGCGCTGCCAGGGCCGCTGCAACTTGAGTTCGGAGATGTGGTCGCCGCGCCGACCGATGTCATCACGACGGCGCTGAACGAGGGGCCGTGGTACTGGGCTCCAACAGATCCTGGCGATAACGCACTCACTTGGAATAATAGCCTGTGGGGGCCACTGTCATCGCCGACACCGGTTGGCGATTCTGTGGGAGCGATTAGCGATACAATCACGACAAGCGTAGTCCAAGTCCTTACCTGGGATGCTGGGTATTGGGATGTGAATCCGTGGGGTTGATAAATGTTTGATTCTATTTGGAAGCCAACAGGGGTCGTGACGGTACGACTCACGCGAGCCGATGGCTCGTTGATCACCGAGCAGGTGCAGCCAAACACCTTCACGCTGGCTGGGGCCACGCGACTTGCCGCCAAACTTGCAGGCGAGGCAGGCACGATCACCTGCACGGACATCCAATCGTCCTCTGGCGGCACGCGCATCTATGACTTTGACTCTACCGCTGGATTCACAGGCACGGCAACGCTTGAGACGAGTATCTACCGGCAGGGCGCTGGTGCGTTCAAGATTGAGGCCGCACCTTCGGGCACGCAGTATGTCTTTGACGCGACCACGGTCACCTCGTCCACGGCGGTCGCAGGATCGTCCATTGAGGTCAGCCTGCGCTTCACGACGCTCGCCAATGTGAATAAGTCCAGCACCGAACTGCGAATCTTCACAGGCGGCAACTCGTCTAACTACTACGGCATCTCGGTCACGAGCATTGAGTCTGCGCTCGGCGCATTCGCCGACGCAACTTGGAAGATCTGCCGAATCCCGATCTCATCCTTCAATGTGACGGGCGGCGCGCCCTCGTGGAACGCCGTCACAGGGATCGGCTTGAACCTCGTGGCTGGCACGGCTGGCACGGCGACCGCGTACATTGACAACGCCTTCGTGGTCAATGGCAACAACGACATCACGGCGGCAGCCTCATCCGTCCCTGCGGTCTACGACACGCAGACGGTCACGGCAAGCCGAGTCACCCGCACTGTCACCTCCACCGCAGTGTGGGGCTTGAACACGGCGGTCGGCGAGACCTTCTACATCTTCGGACTTCGGGATCACGGCACGAATCTGCTGGCGATCACGGGGTACGGGGCTGGATCAGGGATTTACAAGGAACCAAACAGCATCCTCACGGTGAGTTGGGAGCTCACCACCACAGCCTAAAGGAGGCTTAGATGGCAAACAGCGGTACGGTCACGGCAGGCAGCGCAGCGCTGGCCTCCCAATACAACAATCTTCGCGACGATGTGTTGAATGTCAGCACAGGGCATACGCATACTGGCGCGTCCGAGAACGGCGCGAAGGTCGCGGCGACTGGCGTGTCATCTGGCACGGCGGCGCTTGGCGCGGTCTTGACCGCTGACGGCTCTGGCGCGGCAGCGTTCTTGGCTTCATCGTCGGGCGGCATCCTCAAGTATCAGGAATACACTTCGTCTGGCTCGTTCGTCGTTCCTGCGAGCGCATCTTCAAGCGCAATCGTTGTGGTTGAAGTTCAGGGCGCTGGTGAGGGTGGACAAGGTGGATCACGCCGTGGTTCAGGAACGGCAGTAAGTTCTTCAGCGGGCGGCAACGGCGGCGCATATGGAGTCACGACTTTGGGACTTGCAGCGTTGTCAACCGCAGCAGGAACCATCACCGTGACGGTTGGCGCGGGAGGCGCAGGCGGTGCTGGAATCGCAGTGACTGGTGAAGCAGAACGAGGTAGCCCCGGCGGGATGACAAGTCTAGTAGGTACAAATGGCACTTTGGAATACCCTGGAGCGCCAAACTTCGGTCCATCGCTTTCGTACTTTTATGGTGATGGGGCAAGACCCCAGGGCGTTGCCTATGCTTACCCAAACAGCGGAAACGGTACTGCTGCTGGAACTGTTCAAGCCATCGGATCGCAAGGTGCCTACCACGAATCTGCTCGCGGCGGATCAGGCGCGCCATTCACAGCCTCAAACTGTAAGGCTGGTCTAGACTCTGACTTGACAGGAGCGGGTGGTGGTGGCGGTGGATTTATTAACTCATCAGAAGTTATAACTAGAGCAGGGAACGGCGGCAAGCGATACAACATTCTTTACGGACATTTGAGAAACCTGACGAGTCAGAACAGCGCCTCAATCACATTCGGCGGTGGCGGCGCAGGTGGAACTGCTGATCAGGTAGGTGGAACTGGAACGAACTTCGGAGGAGGAGGCGGCGGTGCTTCCACAACTGGAAATGGTGCTGCTGGCGGCGCAGGTGATATTGGCTGCGGTGGTGGCGGTGGCGGTGCTTGCCGTACTGGATTCACATCTGGCGCAGGTGGAGCGGGCGGTGGTGCCCGAGTAAGGGTATGGGTGATTGGATGAGTACCTATCTTGTAATCAAAGACAACACGGTCATCAACACGGTCGTCTGGGACGGCGAGTCTGACTGGGCTGCACCTGAAGGCACGACCACGATGGTTGCGCCCGCAGGCGTGGGCATCGGCTGGACAAAGAGCGGCAGCAACTGGATCGCGCCAGAGCCTCCTGCTCCTGCGCCCGAAGACCCGAACAAGGTCAGCGCACGAGCCAAACTCGCCGCGCTTGGTCTGACCGAAGACGAGATCACCGCGCTCCTTGGAGCGTAAGGTGACGAGAAGCCAAGTTGACGCAATCGTAGAGCGACTGGATCGGATTGAAGCCGACCTTGCCTGCGTGCGCGTTGAGATGGCAGAGGCGCGAGGCGCGCTGACTCTCGCCAAGTTCGTGCTGGCCTTCATCGGGCTGACCGGACTGTCTGGACTGGCAGCCTGGCTTTCTAACAGTAAGTGAACCGCCGTCTTGTCGCACTCGTTGCGGCGGCGGCGGTTTTCTTGCCGTTCGCGCAGGTCTACGCGCTGGAGAGCGCCGACGATTGGGATCAACAGATTGACTCCAACGGCATCATCACGCTGACCGAGGGAACGATCCTGATTCAAGGCAGCGACAACGCTGGCCCTGGCTACCCGTGGCAGAACACGGTGACCGGCTTGACCACCGACTCGTCCATTGGCGAGACGGTCTCGTTCGGCTGGGCGTACTGGACAACCGATGGCGCGGTCTATGACCGAGCGCAGATGCTGCTCAACGAGAGTTGGGTTGACCTTGCGATTTGGAATCAAGGCGGCTACGACCCGAAGCAACAGAGCGGCAGCCAAGAGGTCTATGTCACGGCAGGCGGCATCTTCGGATTCCGCATCCTGAGCATTGACTCGTGCTGCGGCGCGGGCTTCTTGCAGATCAACAATACGACCTGGGTCGTAGGCAGCCCTGCGCCGTCCCCTACGCCGACTCCTGAGCCGACCCAGACACCTACGCCAGAGCCGAGCGTAGAGCCGTCTCCGTCGCCTACAGAGGCACCTACGCCCAGCCCAGAGCCGAGCGTAGAGCCTACGCCGACACCACAACCTACGGAGGCACCAGCCACGCCTGAGCCGTCGCCTGAGCCAACGCAGCCAGAGCAGACGCCAGCGCCAAGCGAGGAGCCAACCAATGAGCCAACACCTACACCAACGCCACCAGACGAGACTGCCTCACCCGAGCCGACGACCGCTCCATCCGAAGAGCCGTCGGAGTCTCCTGTGGTATCTCCTGATCCCACTCCTGTACCTACTCCTGAACCCGAATCCCCTCTGCCAGATCTAGGCGAGGCCGCTGAAGCGGTTGCCGAGGTTGCAGGCGCAGCCGTTGAAGCCGTCGCGGATGCGCTCGGCGACATCGCTGCAATCGGCGAGATCGGGAAAGACCTAGACGCAACTGAGAAAGAAGAGGCGCAACCGATGGCGGTCGCCGTCATCTCCAGCCAGATCGCCAGCGTCGCAGCGGCGGCAGCCAATGCCGCACGCAGCACGACCGGCGGATCAAGCGGTGGAGGTGGTGGCGGTGGAGGCGGCGAGACGGGGGCGCGTAGCAGAAAGGGCCGCCGCTAATGTTCAAGAACATCATCTTAGATCTGGTATCTACAGCCTTCACTCTGATCGGCCTTGTTTTTGCTCTGGTGGTTTTACCAGAGGGTCAAACCCAGAGCACAATGACGGCACTATTTATCCTGTTGACAATCGTGTGGATTGCCACAGGGCCACTACGATGGAGGGACTAATGGCACGCACGACAGATCACATTGACGACATCCACGAGCAGGGCTGGACTCGCGTGGACACGGCACCCGGCGAATGGGTCGCCCTCGTTCCGAATGAGGACAACAGCGCCTTCGGCGGCACGCTTTGGAAGCGTGGCGAGGATGGCAATGACTACAGCGAAGGCTGCACGGCTGGGCATCCTGTCAGCGCCGCGAAGGGCTTTGAGGACGCGGCTCGTGCCGTTGCCGTGATCGTGAAGCAGGAGAACCCATCGTGAAGATGCGAATCAAGTCGCAACTCTACTCTGACGCCGAGGCGCAGCGAAAGGTTGGGGCAATCCTTGACGACTGCGGCCCGAGCAGCGCGGCTGCGGCGGTCGCCTATGTCAACGGCTACAACCCTGACCTACAAGCATCCGATGGCGTGGCGGCGAAGGCGCGTGCCACCGGCTTCGTGGAGAAGCAGGGCGTGAGCGACAACGGCTCCAGCCTCCCTGAGTTGATGAAGACCGTCCGCGAACTGGGCGGCAAGGCTCGTCCTGCCGACACCTTCGCTGAGGCGGTGGAGGCGGCTAAGGCAGGCGCAGCCCTCATCGTCTGGGTGCAGGCACCGATCGGCTACCCCAAGCAGGCGCTCTCCAAGTGGCACCGCAACTGGGCGTCGTACTGGCAAAAGAAAGATCCTAAGGTGATCGCCGCAGGCTACGGGCATATGACGAGCGCATCCTACGACTCGGACGCGCAGACCCTACAGTTCGCCGATCCCACCTTTGACGAGAAGCATCCGAAGGAGCAGTTCGCCGTGCCGATCACGGAGGCTGACCTCAAGGCTATTGCATCGGGCAAGCCAGGCTCGCCCGCATCACACATCGTCATCGTGACGAAGAAGGAGAACCTATGAGCAAGTTCAGCGCATTCCTCGCAACGACCTCGGTAGACGAGGCGATCATTGACTTCCTCCGCACCGGCTTGAGCACGGCTATCGCCGTGAGCCTCGGCTTGGGCATCCCGTTGATGGACATCTCGGGCGGCGACTTCCGCACCGTGCTCAGCGCCGCGCTCGCCGCAGGGCTTCAGGTCTTGCAGACCTACCTAGATCCATCCAACGAGCGCTACGGTCTCAAGACAAAGCCTAAGAAGTAGTGCCAGACACTTGGCATAGGTAAGCCTGTATGTTGGTGATCGCGGCACAAGCCGCTCGTGGAAGGAGGCAATCACCGTGTCTAAACTCGCGGCTGCGCTTGAAGCAGTCTCAGCAACGAAGAAGGGGCCGCAGTGCGGGGTCTCTGCACTTCTCGCCCGTGTGGATCAAGAAGAGCGAAAGGCGCTGGTGGCAGCGCTTGCAGATCCGACACGCAACCGGCGCATCCTCTCCGAAGCGATCAGGAACGCCTACAAGGTAGAGATCGCTCAGGAGACGCTGGCTCGCCATATGCGCGGTCACTGTAAGTGCCCACGATGAGCGACCTAGAGAAAGCCCTCGCGGAAACGCAGGCATACGAGGAGTTGCGGGCGGCGCACAACCGTGCGCTCCGTGCGCTCTCCAAGCGCGATAACGATCAGGCTGAACTCGTGGATGCGGTCTACCGCGCCGCGAAGGATGCCGCACTCGGGATGAAGATCCCTTCGGTGCCGACGCCGAAAGCATCTGGAAAGAAGGGCGTCGCAGAGACGCTCGTCATCAGTCTCGGCGACTGGCAACTGGGCAAGAACTCAGAGACCTACAACATTGAGGTGGCGAAGCAGCGCATTGACTTGCTCGCCCAGAAAGTCGCGCGGCTCATTGAGTTGCACGGCGTGCCGGTCAACGAGATCCAATGCGCGCTGCTCGGCGACTTCGTGGAATCCGACGGCAACATCTTCCCTTCCCAGGCGTATGAGGTGGAGCAGGGCGGCCTCTATGTGCAGATCTTTGAGGGCGCATCTATGCTCGCGCAGTTCGTGCGCGCGATGGCTTCGCTCGCACCGAAGGTCACCGTTCGCGGTGCAATCGGCAATCACGGCAGGCTCGGACGCTTCGGCGATCACAGCAACGAGAGCAACGCTGACGCGATCCTGTACCGCGTGGCGAAGGATCTCGTGAAGGCAGAGAAGCGCATTGACTGGAAAGAATCGCTCACGATGGGCGGTCGGCACTGGTACGACACGCTGGATCTGCCAGGTGGCAAGACGGCGATGATCGTCCACGGCGATCAGTTCAGAGGCGGCGCATTCGGTCTGCCGTACTACGCCATCGCGAAGCGCGCGCAGGGCTGGAACCTGAGCGTGCAACCATTTGACTTCCTGCTCTACGGCCACTGGCACACGCCAGCGCGACTCGTCTTGAGCGACGGAGCACACACGGTCTGGGGCAACGCCAGCATTGAGTCGTCCAATCGCTACGCACAGGAGTGGCTCGCTGCATCTGGTACGCCAGCGCAGTGGGCGATCTTCTTCGGCAAGGACGGCCCAACGGCTGAGTATCTCGTGCGGCTTGATGGTCACGGTCGCAAAGCGCCGTGATCCGCAGACCTGCGATGTCTGCGAGGAGCCATCTGAAAGGGTCTACGCCTTCGGCGCGCTGATCCTCGGCATTGACCTTCGCACCGGCGATCAGATCGTCAACGAACACCGCATCTGTTCTGGCTGCCTTGAAGTCTTGGTTGACCTCGTGCTCCACGATCAGATCCCTCCCGAATGACTACGCCTCTGCCTTCGGGCAGGGGTCTAGGGCTGGAGGTGGCTGGGCGCGAGCCTCCCGCTGCCTGACCTCCTCCAGCCCGCCACACCCTATTTCGTGCGTGAAATGGGGTGTTGACAGGGGGATTGGTACGGGCGTACGATTGAGCCACGAGGAGGGAAGACAGCCCTCCCGAAGATCTAGGGGGTTCAAGATGAACGGAATCGCAGAAGCAACCAAAGTCACCGCTCAGGCGGCAGAAGTCGCAAAGGCAAATGGTTGGTCGGTCAAGAACTATCACGATTTCTCACACCGACGCGGTGTTGCATACGAGGCAGATCTCTACCTCAGCGGCAAGAAGGTCGGTTATGTGGAATGTCAGGGCGTTGGTGATGGCGCGGTCGCGCGCTTCACTGGCGATGGTCGTGACGCAGCAGAAGTCCTGTTCGTGCAATGCGCGGCGCAGGCGTTCAAGGGAACTGAGTTTGAGTTCCTCGCCGACGAGTTCTTCGTTGAGGCGGTATTGGAAGCGAGCGGAAAGTGATGAGGACATTCATTCTGGACTCACTCGCACTCGTAGCGTTCATCGCGTCAATGATTCTGCTCCTAGCAGTAGGGTCAATGCGATGAACGACAAACTGAATCTTGACGATCTGTTCGTCGTCATCGGACAGGATGACGAAGTGAACGCGAAGGTGAAGAAGGCACTCGTCGCAAAGATTGCAGACGAATGGGAAGGGCCTTACAAGCCCAAGCCCGCCAAGCGCCGTAAGGCGAAGAAGGAGGCAAAGTGAAACTCAACCGCAGAACCCAGCCGCTCGTCTACACGCGAGTGGCGATGAAGCCCAAGACCGAAGTGCAGCGCGACCGTGAGGAGCAGGATGCGCTCTTGCGCGACGCGGTGCTGCTCGCGTACGCCTTTGGCTTTCTGATCTTCCTGTTCTTGGTCATCCGCTAATGCCGGTTTACGAATACCGCTGCGGCGATTGCGGGGCGCGTGAGGAGCACACGCACTCAATCAAGGAGATCTACAACCCGAGGTGCGCCAAGTGTGGGCGCTGGATGCGGATGGTCTACACGCCCGCCGCATCGGTGTTCATCGGCGAGGGCTGGGCAAAGAAGGATCGCGCAAAGAAAGAGGGCAAGTGAAGCACGCATCCTTCTTCAGCGGAGTCGGCGGTCTTGACCTCGGCTTTGAGCGCGCTGGCATTGAGACGGTCAGCGTCAGCGAGATTGACCCATACGCCAACGCGGTGTTGGCAGAGCGATTCCCAGACGCTCCGAATCTGGGAAGCATCACGGAGGTGGACGCTAATGACATCCCAGAGGCAGACATCTGGTCAGGCGGGTTTCCCTGCCAAGACCTCAGCGTCGCTGGCAAGCGCGCAGGATTTGCAGGCAAGCGATCCAGCCTCGCCTTCACCTTCCTTGACCTTGTGGAGCAGCGACGACCTCGGTGGCTCGTGCTGGAAAATGTCCCTGGACTCTTCAGTTCCAACAAGGGGGCTGACTTCGGACGGCTTCTCTATGAAATGGAGCAACTCGGGTATGGCGTATCGTGGCGAACTCTGGACGCTCGCTACTTCGGAGTCGCCCAGCGACGCCGCCGAGTGTTCATTGTCGCAAGTCTTGAATCCGACCGCGCCGGCGAGGTTCTCCTTGAGTGCGAGGGCTGCGAGCGGCATCCTTCGCCGCGCCAACCGCAGAGGCAAGGTGCTGCCAGCGGCGCTCCAGACGGCTCTGGAATCGCTGGCGCAATCACCCGACGCTTCAGCAAGGGAGTCAATAGCACCATTGACGAGCCGCTCATCGTCAGTCCGACGCCTAACGCCGACGGAGTGCGAGCGGCTGATGGGCTGGCCAGACGGCTGGACAATCAGTCAGGCGTGGACACCTTCGGCGCGGAGACGCACCGAAGTCTCCAAGCAAGAGATTGGAAAGCAGGAGTAGCCAATCAAGACATTGGGCAGGAGGGGTTCCTTGTTGGCTATCAGACACGAGCAGACGAAAAGAACGGCAACTTCAGCATCACCGAGGCTGAGGTGGCGAACTCACTCTCGGCGCTCTGGCCTGGCGACACGAGCCACCGCTCAATGACGCTGGTT